TTAAGTTTATTAAGAGGGTAACGCTATGTCTTTAGAAAATCTATCTCTGGAAGCCCGTGACGAGTTAGCATCGCTATCTCAAAAGCTGGCTGAAAATCCTGCTACTCGCAAAGAGTTTCTGCGTTTGACCAAGCGCGTTAATCCTGATCTGCCAATCCCTGAATTGGAAATTGAAGACAAGACTAACTCTGCTATCGACCAAATCAGAAACGAAAACGCACAGCTTCAAGCTAAGTTGCGTGAGCGTGATGCAATGGAGGAGTTAGAGCGTCGTCGTCAAAGCCTAGTTAAAAAGGGTTTGGCAACTGAAGACGACATCGCAGACGTAGAAAAGATCATGTTGGAGAAGAAAATCTCCGATCATGAGACAGCAGCACAGTATCATGCGTGGATGAAGCAAGCAGCCGTTCCAACATCTACGGGTTACAACCCAAGTGCAGTCAAGAACTTCAACTTGAGCGCATATTGGAAGAATCCGCAGGCGGCAGCTCGTAACGAAGCGTTTAATGCACTCAATGACCTGCGTAAACCTACGCGGCCTATTGGGTTGTAAGAGGGTAGGCGGCATCTCTTAGTTGAGATGCTATTTTTTTATTTTTTAGGAGTTTGCTATGGCTATTGGTGGCGGGATTCTCCCGGCAACAGGTTCGTCGCAATATACGGAATTAACGTACGTAACGCGCCGGGCCTTTATCCCAAAGCTGGTCGTCCAGCTTTATAACTCAACCCCGCTGATGGCTGCGCTTATCGCTAACAGCCAACAAGCATCCGGCGGTGTGTCCTCTGTCACGGTTCCCGTGCAAGGCGCACAGTTTGTGAACGCCCAGTGGTCTGACTATTCTGGTTCTTTCAACCAGCCTTCAGTCCAACAAGGTGCGTTTAACGCCGAGTTCAACTTGAAGTTGATGATTTCTCCCGTGCCTTTCCTGGGCATGGAAGGTGTCGCACAGCAAGACGCTGCCATTATTCCGTTGATCGAAGCTCGTATGAACGACGCTACCAACGTGATGATGGACGCTATGGCTACCGCCCTGTACAACAACACCACCAACCAACAACAATTTATTGGTTTGCCTGGTGCTATTGACGACGGTACTAACTTGCAAACCTACGGTAACATTAACCGCTCCACCTACACTTGGTGGCAGTCGAAGGTGTATAACGCTGGTAACGTGAACCCCACCCGTCAAAACATCTTGCAGTACATCTCTGGTACTGTTAAGAAGGGTGCTGAAATGCCTTCATTCGGCGTTTGCGGTTTCGGTACTTGGACTCTGTTGGCACAAGACTTTGTGGGCCAAGAGCAGTACGTTATCACCCCCGGTTCTGGTTTCGACGGTGATGGCAATGGCCCTCAAGCCGCTTTCCGCGCTTTGATGGTTGCTGGTGTGCCAATCTACCCCGATCCATATTGCCCCGAAGGTACTGTGTACTTCATTAACACCAACTACTTGAGCTTGTACATCCACGAGCAAGGTTCGTTTGTGTTCACTGGTTTCGAGTCCACTCTTCCCAACTGGCAGATTGGTTACGTCGGCGCTGTGCTTATGATTGCTGAGTTGATTAGCACCAAGCCCAAGTCGATGTCTCGTGTGTACAACTACAACTCTCTCTCACTGTAAGGAGTAATAGTCATGGCACTTGGTTTAAATAAAATCGTTCTGGCTAACGCCTCTACCAACACGCCTGGTGCGTATTGGCAGTTGACTAGCGTTACCGCCAACAACGCAACCGTCCTGATCCCCGCCGGTACTTACCTGGCGTTCCCCACTGGCAACGTGACCATCGAAGCTGTGTCTGCTTATAACTCAAGCAACAGCACTGCTACTTGGTCTACTCTGTTGGCTAACAACACTGGTGGCGTCATCATCTCTGATGGCGTGAACGTCCGAGCTAACGTGACCGTTGCTACCGCTACTACGATGACTCTGGCTACCGTCAATGGTGGTCAAGCCGCTAGCGGTACTTACAACTCTTAAGGAGAGCTAAATGGCTAATCCAGATTCAGTCGCACAGAATTACCCAAGCAGTTTTGGTAATTACGCTATTGCTACGGCAAGCAGCGTTCCTGTTGGCTCTACTGGAAATGCCGTTGTCGCTTTGCCTATCCTGTCTGGTGGCCTTACCAATTCTGGTAATGCTGTCAGCTCGGGTGGCGTGATTATCCGTCGTGTTACTGTTCAGAATCCTAGCGGCAACGTAGGCACTGCAAACGTGTCTATTTTGACCTCTTCTGACGGTAACGCAAGCAATGCAGTTGTGGCAGCTACCGTGCTGTCCAACCTCACTGCCACGGGTACTTACCAAGATTTGACAATCGCGTCTCCTTACAGCACAACCACCGCCTTAACGGGCAACATTACACAAGCCCTTTTCGTGAAGGTCAACACTGCTGTTGCTAACGCAACTGTTGACATTCGTGTTTACGGCGATACAGTGAGCTTCTAATGCCTAATGTCTACGTCACCAATAAAAGCGACATTGAACTGACCGATGGTTGGAACGGTGTCATGTACGAGTTTAAAAAGGACACAACTGTAGAGTTGCCGTTCGAGATTGCTCGTCATATTTTTGGTGTCGGCATGACAGACAAAGAGAAGGAAGAAAAGCTAGCTCGTCTAGGTTGGATTCAGTCTCGGGCAGAACTCAAAAAAGGACTGGAGATGCTCGCGCAATTTGAAGTTGCGTCTGAGCTTCCCAAGCAGAACCACTCGTTACCCTCGGTGGTAGAGTTAGTACCCCAATCCGGTGAAGGCCGGAGCGGGGGAAAAGTCTCTCGTCGTGCAGCATAAAATGAGTAATACATGGCAACTCTGTCGTCCTACCTTACTGACTTGCAGACAATCCTGCACGATCAGAACAATAACTTTTGGACTCAACAAGAGTTAACAAACGACATTAACGACGCTCGTCAGCGTGTATGTCGTGACACTGGCTGTCTAAGAACACTTCAAGGCGCAGGTGTGGGTCAACCACTCTCTACGCCTATCGCCGCCTACAATCCGTACGCAGGCAACTCTACCAACCAAACTCCTGCAACCGCCTGGGTCGCAAACACGGCTGTTACTGCGGGTCAATACGTATTCAACAATGTATTTATCTATCAGTACCAAACGTCGGGAACATCTGGCTCTACAGCGCCAGCTTACCCAACTCAAAACAACGTGTTTCCCCCAGCAACTGCTTTTGCAGACGGTACTGCTACCCTTAAGTATGTTCAGCCTGCTGAGCAAATTCAGTACGCAAGTCTCCCCTCGGGCACACAAACGCTCGATGTTCTGAATGTGACGCTGTATTGGGGCAATTCACGCATCCCACTACGCAATTTGAACTGGACTGAGTTCAACGCACAGCTCCGTTACTGGCAAAACTATGTTGGACGCCCTGTTTGCTTCTCAACATACGGTCAGCAGACGCTTTACATCTCTCCTGTGCCGGATCAAGCCTATTACATCGAAGTGGACACCACTTTGCTGCCTACACCCCTCACTTTGTCTAATCCGAGTGCTGTAGACCCTATAAACGACCCGTATACAACTCCTGTAGTGTTCTATGCCGCATACAAGGCAAAATACAAGGAGCAAAGCTACGGTGAGGCTGAGATTTACAAGCAAGAGTACATCAAACACATCCAAGCTGTGTTGAACTCTGTATTCACGCGACGTATCCCTGACGCTTACTCTTACTTCTAAACATGGCAGCATCAGAACAAAAAAAGTCCTATGCTGTCATTAAGAGCTTTAAAGGTCTAAACACCAAGGCCAACCGCACAGCTATCGAAACAGAAGAGTTCTCGTGGATTGAGAACGTCCAGCCTGTAGGCTACGGTAATTTGCGGGTTGTACCAGGTCAGACGACCATCAAGACGGGTGCTTTTAGCAACACAGTTAGCTATCTCACCTCGTTTAACATTAACAACACCGAATACATCTTTGCTGCTGAGGCTAACGGGGCTGCACAGTATTGCACTCCTGCTGGCACAACGGGTAACGTGGCCTCTAGTGGTACGTTTAGCAGCTCAGGTGTTACTGCAACTCAATTTAACAACCAGTATGCCCTTATAGGAGACCCCAATAACGGGTTGTTCTCTTGGGATGGGGCTAATTTAGTCTCTATAGGCTCTGTAGGCGTTATCGGCATCACAAACCCCGGTGCTGGCTACATTACAGCCCCTACAGTCAGTATTACTGGTGGCGGTCAGCAAACAGGCGGGGTACAAGCTACCGCTGTGGCAACTATCACAACAGGTGCTAGCGGCATTTCTTACATCACTCTTAGCTCTGGTGGCTCAGGATACACGTCTGTACCGTCTGTCACCATCTCTGCACCTACTGTTTCAGGGGGTGTCCAGGCTGTAGCGTATGCCACCATTCAAGCTAACGCTGTTGTCGCTATCACGTTGTCTAACCCAGGGTCAGGCTACCTATCTCCTCCTACCATCACAATCTCTGGTGTGGGGTCTGGTGCTAACGCTACTGCGGTGTTAAACACAGGTACGGTCAACACGATTACCATCACCAACGGTGGCAGTGGGTATACTTCCCCGCCGACTATCACAATGGCGCAACCTGTTGTTTTTACAGGGAATTGCAGCATTTCTGGCACAACACTGACCATCAACAGCACCTCTACAGGGGCTATGCAGGTCGGTGCAACCCTGTCAGGCACAGGTGTTACTGCTGGTACAACCATTGTCAGCGGCTCAGGTTCTAGCTGGGTGGTCAGCGTATCTCAGACAGTGAGTGCTACCACCATCACAGCCAGTAATGGCACGGCTGCTACTGCTATCTGCCAGTTGTCTACCTTCAAGACGGGCACTGTAGCGATTGCAGTAACGGGTGGTGGGGCAGGTTACGGGGCTAACGGCTCCTTCCCAGTGACAATTACGGGGGGTAACGGGGCTAACGCAGCCGCTACAGCCATCGTGTCGGGGGGTGCAGTTACTCAAGTCATCATGACTAATTCTGGTACGGGGTACACAACTCCCCCTACTATTAGCTTTGCCCAAGGTCAGGGAGCTAACGCAACTGG